TGCCGGCCACGGCGGTCTCGATGGTGCGGATAGGTCGCGTGCCGTCGTTGAGTTCAACAACGCGCACGCCGTGGTGGTAGTCGGTTGGCATGCAGTCCTCCGGGATGGTCCGACGATGGATCGTCCCGGCAGGATGCAGCGCACGCGCGTGAATGTCGCGCGCGTGCTGTTGTGGCGGCGCGCGCTACAACAAGACGTTGGCCGAGGCCCGCTGATTGAGCGGTGCGAGCATCCACAGGTGTTGCGGTGTCACACGCCGCACGCAGTCCGCGCGGAACAGCGGCTCGCCCGCCTGGTGGAATGACCAGGCCAGCAGTTCGCTACAGAACCACGCATCGGCCTGCTGCCAGTCGCGGTGCAGGCCGATGCCGAGCACGGCGGTGTAGTCGTAGGGCTTCCCGATTTGGCCGGCCGCCGCCTCGATGATCCGCGCCGGGTCGCGCGCCGGCATCGTCGCCAGCTCGTACCGGTCCGCTTGCTGGATGGCCTCAGCCAGCGGCACGCGGCGCACGCCATGGCCGGGCATGGATTCGATGACCTGGTCGCCGTCCACCATGGCGACATGGCTCCACGCCGACCAGGCACACGCGCGGATCGCCCAGCCCAGGGGGCCGTCGGTAGCGGTGAAAAGTAGCTGAACGCTGCTCATGCTTGTCCCCCGCTCATGCCCGCCAAGACGCCGCGCACGCCGACGACCGCCTGGTCGGCGGCCGCGCGCGTGGCTTCCTCCGATGCCGCGTTGCGGATGCGCTCTTTGCCCGCGAGGCGCAGCGCGCGGATGCCGTACAGGGCAGCATTCCACGCGGCATGCATCGCCAGGATTTCGTCGGCGGCCTCCCGGGCGGTCGAGCCCTTGGCGTCGGCGGCACTCTGCACCGATGGCGGGGCATCGCCCGCGTAGCCGGCGGCCTGGTACGCCTGCGCCTCGTCGGCCGCGCGCTGGTACTCGACCACGCGCAGCGGATCGCCGACCACCGCCAGGCGGACCGCATCGGCCGCGGCGTCGAGCTGGTCGCACAGGCGCTGCCTCAGCGCCACCAGTTGCGAGGCCTTCAGCTGGGCGTCCTCGATCCACTTCCCGGCATTCCAGACGTGTGCAGCGCTGGGCCGTGCGGTTTCGGTGGCGGTCACGTCCGCCGGCGTCATGCCGATCTCGGCGATGGTGACGGCGGAGCCATCCGCCTTGGAGAACAGTGCGACACCGCGCCAGTCGGCCGCGACGCTCCAGCTGTCGTCGCGGAAGACGGCCACCTCATGCGGGCCGGCCTCGGGCGGCGCCTCGTCGGTGGCGTGGGCTGGGATGAGCACGACGCCCGGTTCGAGCGGCGAGTGGTCCGCCGGCGAGCGGCCGGCGTATTCGCCGGTGGTGGGGTGGTAGTGGTAGACGGTGTCGGTCATGGCGTCGATCGGTCAGTATTTGATGCAGGGGAGGAACGCGACGTTGCGCGGGCGGGCCATGTTGATGAAACCCTTGTTGTTGGCGTCAACAAAGGTTGCGGCCGATGAGTCGTACATCGTGAGCGGGAAGGCGCCGACCCAGGGGTCGGCGATGTTTGACCAGGCCACGTTGGTGCCGTCGCCCAGCGCTGTCATGTTGAAATTGGCGATGCCGCCCACGTCGTCATGCACGACCGGGGAGCCGGACTGCCACGTGCCGAATCCGCGGCCGCTATCGACGCCGCGCCCGTCATCCCAGCCGCGCAGGAATTCGCCGCGCAGATCGGGCAGGTTGAACGTGGCGGCGCCATCGCCCGCGCCGAACGTGGTGCCAATCTCGGCATACAGCGCCGCGTAGGTCGTACGACTGACCGCCGCGCCGTTGGCCTTGAGCCATCCGTTCGGGGCGGTGGAGCGCGCGAAATACCCGATCAGCCCCGCCTGGCCCACCAGTTGCCGCCAGGCGGTCCACGTGCCGCTGCTGGCGCGGTAGCGCGTGAACACTTCGTTGTCCGACGAGTGGACGAGCTGGAAAACCATCGTCGCACTCTCCCGCCACACCTTGAGCACGCCGTGACCGCTCGGCGCGTTGGCGTTGTCACTGGTGTAGTAGTACTCCCCCGGCGCCACCAGGGCGTTCAGGTCGCCCGCAGCCTTGTTGCTGGTCGCCAGGTCGGCGCCGATGCCGGCGGCCAGCCCCTGCGCGGCCGTGACGGCATCCGTGATGCCGTAGCCGGCCAGCGTGGTCGGATTGGTGCCGCCCGTCACCTGGCCGCGGCTGTTCACGGTGACGCTGCGATACGTGCCGGCCGCCACGCCCGTCTTGCCGCCCACCAGCTCGAACGCAAGCGCGGTGGTGCCGATCGTGATCGCGCCGTTGGTGGCGAGCTGCCACAGTGAATCGCTGTTGGCCGCCCCCGCCTCGACTGGCACCAGCATGCCGGGGGTCACCTCCAGCGCGGCGTCTGCATCGGCCGCGCGCGCCCAGGCGCCGGCCGCCGCAACGTAGATGCCGTTGTCCTTGCCCGCGTTCTGGTCCTTGACCAGCACCCGGTCGCCGGCGGCAAGCGTCACGCCGTCGATGGTCAGCAGTCCGGAGAACGCGGCCAGGTTCGCGGTGGTGGCAACGCGCACCGATGGCTTGCCGTCCAACTTCGCCAGCTCGGCGGCGATGGTCGTGTCCACGTATTGGCGCGTCGCCAGCACGATCGCCGGATCGATCTTCAGCTCGACAGCGGCGCCCGAGGCCGACAGCACGACCATGCGCACAACCTGCGTGCGGCCGGAGCCTTCGGCCATCTGTGGCTTGTACGTCTCGGGGCAGTTACCGTAGTAGGCGAGCGTGCCGTCCGCGTCGATGAGGCCCAGCTCACGAACCCACCAGCCACCCACGGTCTCGGGGATCACCAGCTCGGCCACGAACTGCCCGGGGTTGACCTGATCCTGCCAGATCGCGTTGATCTGCGCGCGGTAGCACTCGTTGACCAAGGCGGTGCGGGCGCGGTCGGGCGTGGGCAGCGCGCCGCCACCGTCGCCCACGGCGATGTGGGTGTATTTGCGCGCCTGGCCAAGCGCCTTGGCGTTGGCGTCGCGGGCCTCGCCGGCGGCGGTCGGCACGATGAAGAAGGTCTGGGGCATGGTGTTCTACTGAGAGACGGTCAGGGTGTCGATGGCGTGGGAAGCGGCCGAGACAGCCGCGGTGCCGCTCACGACGATGTCGGGCGGCTCGTAGGGGTAGACGGTCAGCACGTCGCCCAGACAGGCGGCGGCGCTGGTGGCCTGTGTGCCGCGCACCTCCAGGCTGATTTGCAGGCCGAGCATCGGGCGGGAACACGGCTTGGCGTCGTCAATGAGGCGTTCCAGCTCGGCATACATGGCCTCGTCGATGCCGGTTTGCAGCACGCCCACATCGAGCCGGAACGACCCGCGCGGCCCGGGCGGATTGGTCTGCCACCACTCGATGACGCGAATCAGGTAGCCCAGCGGCTCCACCGCGCGGCGAAGCGCGCCGATCGTGCCTTTCTTGCGGTGCACGAAATAGGAGGCGGCCGTCACGGCGCGCTTGGTGGCGAGCGGCCAGGCCGGATTCCAGCGGTCCACGGAAAACGACCAGGCCAGGAAGGGCAACAGCTCGGCCGGGCAGGTGGCCGGGTTCCACAGGTCGCGCAGCGGCACCGGCACGCGCTCGATGCGCGCACCCGCCCGGGCGGCGCGGCGCTCCAGCGGCGTCGCGTTCGGCGGCAACAGGGTTGCGCTACTCACTGGCGCCCCCGTTGACGATCTCCACGGCGGTGCAGTAGCCCGCCTGGGTCAGGTCGAGCGCGATGTCTGCGGCCGGCTCGATCAGCACGACCTTCTCCACGCCCTCCACATGCAGTGCCGCCGTGATCGCCGAGCGGTTGATGTCGCGGCCGATGCGCCGCCGCGTGGTGCGGTAGGCGTCGGCCCGCTTGCCCGCCGCGTCCAGGATCGGCTCGGCCGCCGGTCCCGATGCCAGGTACAGCGTGGCACGGATGCGGTACGGGACGATGGTGGCGGATTGCACGGTCAGGCGGTCGCCGAGCGGCCGGGTATCGTCATCGCTCAACGCGGTGCGTACAGTCGCCAGCAGGCTCTCGTCTGCCGTGCCGTCGTTCAGGTGCGACAGCACCGAGACCACCACTTCCGCGCCGGCCGGGCTGATCGCGCGCGCGTCCGCCACCCGGCCGTCAGCCGAGCGCGCGAACTGCTCGTAGGCCTTGGTCGGGCCGGCCACGGACAGCCCTTCAAACGCTTCCTGTGCGCGCTCGCGCAGCGAGTCGTCGCCCTCCATCACGGCGGGCGTCGGCGGCACGGTGGTGTCGTCAGCCGGCGTGATGGTCAAGCGCTGCACGTTGAAGTTCGCCGCGATCTGCTCCAGGTCTTCCCCTTCGGCGAAGGCCAGCATGACCCCGCGCGCCGCGTCGTTCACGCGCTGGCGCCACACCAGCTCGCGGTAGGCGTTCTCCTGCAAGAGCTTGGTGATCGGCTCGGATTCCAGCTCCAGCGTGGCGCGCACGGCGTCCCGCTGGTCGGCGGGATACAGCGACACAAAGTAGTCTTTCCGCTCGGCCAGGATGGCTTCGTAGTCGAGCGTTTCGACCACGGCCGGCGCCGGCAGCTGTGACAGGTCGATGGTTGCCATGGTCAGCTCCGCAGGGGCACGGACAGCGTGCCCGCCGCTTCACGGCGCGGGCCGTCCACGCGGTCGGCCTCGATGTCGATCACGGGCTTGCCGTCCGCGTCGATCCAGAACCGCACCGAGGCAATGCGGATACGCGGCTCCCAGCGCACCAGCGCCGACACGGCGGCGGACATGGTGCGCAGGCGGGTTGCCGGGTTCAACGGCTGATCGATCAAGTCGGGGACCTGGCTGCCGTAGTCGCGGCGCATCACGCGCGAGCCGATCGGCGTGGAGAGGATGTCGCGCACCGACTGCACCACGTGCGGCAGGTCGGCAAGCGCGCGCCCGGTGGCGTTGTTCATGCCGGTCACCGCGTGCCCTCCGTCCAGTCGCCGCCGTGCTGCACGCCGCCGTGGTCGTGCTTGTCCAGGACCACGCCGTTGGACGACAGCTGGCCGCCCTCGTGCGTCAGGCTGCCGGTGATCGTGTTGCCGTGCTCCCCGCCCTGGCCGGCGATGCCGTTCTCATACGCGAACCGGCCTTTGACCGTCACGTCGCCGTCGAAGGTGGTGTTCGGCGCCTTCACCAGCACGTTCGCGGCGGCCTCCAGGAACACCGTCTTGACGCCCTGCACGGTCAGCAGGCCGGCGGCGTGGTCGTAGCTGGTGAGCGCGCCATCCGGATACAGCGTGACTGTCCGGTTGGGGTCGTTGCTCGGGACATCGTTGTCGGCGGTCGGGATGCCGCACAGGATGACGGCGTTGGCCGTGTCGCCGCTGGGGCAGAACAGCAGCACCTGCTCGCCCACGGTCGGCGGGTTCCAGGTGCGCGTCTGGCCGGCGCGGCGCTCGGCCCACGGGCGCCAGGTGGTGGTGATGCCACCGGTGCGCACGCGCACGGCCGGCGGCGTGGTGTGGCGTATCTCGGCGATGGTGCCGAGGCGCAGGAGGTT